ACCACCTTTTTTAAATCTTTTATTGTTTTCTTTTTATCAATCATAACATCATACCATTTAAATCTAACCATGTGTTCGTTACTAGGTCCGATTAGTGGTATGTCATATTGTCTTTGAAACGTCAATAAGCCTTTTAAGTACAATGGCACAAGTGTATCTAGCACACTTGTTTTGTCTTTGTAATCTTTAGGTACGGTTGGTGTTTTCCAGTAACCTTTACCTTTGATTAATTCGTTTAATATCTCTTTATGTTTTTTCAATAGTTTCATTATATACCTCTCTTTACATAATATTCATAACCGTGTTCTTCAAACTTCTTTTGTATAAACACAAGGTTGTTATTGTTCAAATGGTTTCTATAACCTTTGAAAATCTTTTTACTAGTTCTGCCTGGGAAATTTGTTAGTATATCTCTTTGTAGATGACCTGTGTAATACAATTCCCACTCATTAATATTATTGTTTAATACTTTATCAATAATAGTAATACCATTCTTTATTTGTTTTTGTAGCCACTCGTCAATATGATTTTTCTCACCTCTCATAATATAACTTTCTTTTATAATCGTAAACCGATGTAGTTTACTTTAGGTTCAAAGGACCAGAATAAGTCATTGTGGTTACCTGTATCTCCTAAATTCTGCATTTGATATAAATGTACCATTTCATGGACTAGTGTATCCAAGAAATCTTTTTTGTTCGGATAAGAAGGTAACATCTCTAGTTTGTACAATCTAGTACCTGCTCTTTTCCACTCTAATACAACAACTTGACCTATACATTTTTGTCTTTTTAGGTCTTTGATTTCTACTTGACCAAAAGGTGAAAGCTTACTATCAAATAGTGCTGAATTGAATAACTTGAAATAAGTTTTTATGTCTTTGTAAGTTGTAAGATATTTACGTTTACCAGACAGCTCTCTTTTAAGTTTTCTTTTTAGTTTAAGTGCTTTAGATTTTCTAGTTGTTACCATTTAAAATTTGTTCCTTATATTTCTCGTCAAGTTGTAATCTTAAATCAGCAGCGATACCTTCTAGTATTTGAGGCAGGTATGCCTGTAATATAGTAACTGAATCAATCATAAACTTATGGGCAAGTTTTTCTATTTCTTGTTCCATAATATATGATGTATCAATATTTGTGCCTTTAATCTTTTCTGATATAACGTGACTAATAACAGCCGTGTTATAATCATCAGCCTTGGCAACGTTGAATATAGACCAAGACCAAGTATAGATGAATAACAAAAATAATATAAAAAATGATTTACGCATTAGCATGAGCCTCGTAAATAACTTCATCAATATTGTGTTCATCAATTCCTACTAATTCTAAATTATCAACTTTCATAATTTTAGATTTAGCTGTTGATCTATCTATTTCGCCAGATGTTAACTGACCTATAATAGTATCAACTTTTTGTTCAGCTGTATCTTCAGCCCATTGTTTTACTTTTGACATAGTATATTCTCCTTTTTTGTTGTTTTCATACTTAAATATAACACAATCCTGTGTATAAAACAAGCAAAAAATGGACAAATAATGTAGATAAATCAATGGGTTAATAGGGTGCGACATTCTGTCATGCACCCTATAGTTGAATTTTATAGAATCACTCTATAATATTTATGATATTAGAAGGTTTTGTATTCTTCGTTCCATCTAAATGCGTCTTTAACCACAGAATCAGTTAAACCTTTATATACTTTGTTCAGTTCTTTCTCTTTAACTGATATTAAAAGTTTAGCGTCATCTTTATGTAGGCCTTCTAGCATTTGGATAAACATCATTTCTTTTTTAGATTTAGAAAGTTTTTGATCTGCACCTTCAACAAAGTGCCATAATCTTCTGGCTTCTTGGTGTAGTGTTGTATGTTCAGTACCTGCTGGTGCGTCATTCTCTTTGTATGGTGGCGTACCCTCTGGTAGATCCCATTTAATTTTAGGATCAAAAGCACCTTTCAGTACTTGTCTTAAAGGTACTGAATCGTTTTCTCTTAATACTTCAATCTTCTTTGCTTTGTCTTTGGCGTTGTTTACTTTTACTAATATTTCGTGTAACAATGGAGCAGATGAACCTGCTGTATCCATGTTTAAGTTTGCGGTTGTCATTGGCATAATGCCCTCCTCATGTTGTTATGTAAAGGGGTAAGTCTCCCTACCCCTATACATCTATTTATACTCGTTGAGTATTAGGCATTTTTATATGCGAACGGAGTCCCATATAATTTTTTGATACCAGCAGCGATGATCGCTTTTGTAGGTACACCCATTCTGTATGAAGTACCTTTAGCAGTTTGGTTAACATAGATCATGTTACCTTCTGCTCTTAAAGTATCAACAAGTGCTCTAGGTGATACTAGATCAAATCTGTTTCTTAAAGTTTTCCAAGTCACAGACTCGCCTTTTGATAAAAGATTTAGAACCTTTTGTCTTTTAGACAAAGTTTTTCTGCCTCTAGTTTCAGTTTTTTTAGCCTTAGCTACAACTCTTAATGAGTCATTTGCGAATAATGATTTAAACATTATATTCACTCCTTCTTGTATGGCATTGATTAGAGTTACTGACTTTGCCAGTATCAGCAACTATCCCAAAGTGCTTTATGGAATTCATTAGATTAGGTAACCATATGTGTCCGTCGTGGGTCTTGTTGGAACTCACCCACAAGCTTTCAGGAAGAGTCCATCTTTGTGTAAGATAGTCCTTACTAACAACTGAATAGAGTGTCTTCAGCCATTCGGCCATAACCCTCTCTACCCATGCCTTACAACCTCTTAATCGTTGTTCAGCCAGACAGGTAAATATACTTGCAATTATATAAATTTTACTCATATGGTTACCTAATCTAAAATTTCTTGTAGTCAATTGTGATTGCATATATGTCCTTGCCTTCGCCCTTTGTAGTCACAGCCTTATCGACTCTTTCTTGTAAAGGGTGTTTCATATGTACAACTCTCAATAACATTGATTTAATCGCCTCTAGCGCCAGTTTATAGTCCGATAGAAACGTTTTGTTTGTTATGTCTATATTTTCATCTCTTAATGTCAATAGCATTGTTTCTGTTAATTGTTCAGATATAGCCTGTACGTAAACCTTGTTATGTTGTAATCTCATCATCTCCTGTCGTTTAGCGTCAAGTTCAGCAGCCTTTTGATTAGGTCGCTTTCTTGGTATCTTCGGAAACAATATTACATTGTCAGGTGTATCTTTTTTATCTACCATCATTTGTTTAGTGGTTTCATTATGCCTTCAGGCCAAAACACTTCATCATTTAATTTTTTAATTGCAACTGAATTAGCAACTGCAATTGTTAATAGTACTAATATAATAAGAGCATTCAACTTGTGCATTATATTTTCTCACCCTTAAAGTTTACTAGACCTTTATCAGCAAAGTATTCAACTAACTCGTTGTACCCACCGATATGTTTATCATCTATAATTATTTGAGGCATAGTTCTTACTTGTTTACCTACGGCCTCAAACAACTCGTCTGGTGTTTTAAAGTCTTTACCAAACATCTTTTCTTTGTATTCAAAGCCTAGTGTCTTCACCAGGTTCTTAGCCTTTACACAATAGGTGCAATTAGGCTTTGAATATATTTCTATTTTATTACTCACTAGCAATAACCTCTACTTCGTCATAGGCCTTTTCAGCCATTTCTTTTAGTTTGAAAGCGTCAACTACGGTTTCAATAGAGTAGTTATACATCTTATTGTATTCACCCATAGGTAATCTTAAACCAATCCATGCTCTGTAGTAGCCATTCTTTGTAAGAGTTACTTCTTGTGCAAATACCTCGTAACCTCTAACTGGTGTATTTTTGATTATATTTACCAATGTAGTTTCAACATCTGTAACTACGGTCTTATTAGTATTCTTACCTAATTCAGTAGTAAATATTTTCGCTTTCTTATTCATCTCACCTTTTACTTTATCAGCAAGTTCAGCCTTTGCAATCATCATACCTTTCTCAATTGCAAGTTCTAAATCTGGTGAAACACTTGTACCGACACCAAAGATACAAACTTTATCTTTGCCTTTGCCGAACGTTTTAGTACCACATTCTTTCTTCTCGTTATAATCTTTCATATACCAAGA